CGATATGCACAAGTCCGGCATTGATTGTTTCGTTCCCCGATTTGTCGGTTTTTGACTTCGAGTATTTCTTTTGCAAAGACGCAAGCGAAACAAGCCAATTCCCGCGACAACACCCCGTGAGAACCGGCGTTCCGACGACAATCATTCCGAGCGCTTTCAAGGAATAGCGGCGAAGTTGGCGCGTCGCCTTCTGCTCCGCTATTGCGTTGAAATCTTGTAGCCCTTTGACAAAGTCGTCCATTATCAACTCCTACGCGCCCGTATCGAAAACTGAACGTCCGCGTCGCCGACTTGCAATTTTTCAAAGGATTCAATCGCGTACTCAACGCCGCCGAACACAATAGAATCGCGCTCAGCGGCCAAGTCTGCTCCAAGATACGCGCACGGGAACGTCCCCGATAAAGTGTTCTCGCTTTCGCGAACGTCGCTTCTAGAAACGCCAGCGGAGTTTAATTGAGACCGAGAGTTTTCCGCGTTTGACGGAACAAACGGAACCTCATATTCGACGAACGACGGAACTAACGCTCCTGTCGCAGAATCGCGTTCAAACGACTTGACTCGAATTGTGGCCGTTGTGCCAAGCATTCCGTGTAGCAGAGCCGATACGCCTCCGCTACCGCCAAATACGTTGTCTAACAAGCCCATAATTCAAACCTTTTTCAAAGTGGAAGAACCGTCGATTTGACGAAAGCCTCAGTATCGTCCGCAATAAACGTTCCGAGTTCGCCGACAAGGATTTTAGCCTGTTCGCAAATCCACGGACAGATAAACTCTTTGTCAAACGACGCGGAAACGGAGCCAGCGCTTGCACTCGAAATCCCGTTGAAAAGGGCGGTTGGAATATCGTTTGGGTCGTGTTGCAAAAGCCAAAGAGCCTCTTCACAGACCGCCGCGACAATCCTGTCGTCCCAAACAACGCCGTTTTCCTCCGTTTCCGTATACGCGCCGTCGTCGAATACAAAAGCGCCGGAAATAAGGTAAGCCGATTGAGATAACGCCTTGCTCTTTGTAGAGTTGTCGGAGTTGTCCCATTCGTCGGTTCGCAATCGCGACGCAAAATAAAGGTCCGCTTCCGAAATGGAAACGTTCGGTCGAGTTGCCATTTGCTATACCCTCCGGCGCCTAACGTTCTGCTCCTACTCAGCCGACTTGCCGGAAGTAGCCGATTTTTTGCGCGTTTTTGTCGCCGCCGGTTCCCTTTCGGGTTCCGCCGGTTCCGCGCCTTCCTTCGTATCTTTACTTCCGGCTTTACTCGACGCCGCGCCGAATTCCGTTTCGATTCTTGCAATCAAGTCGTCGAACGTCGTTGTAGACGCGGGAGCAGAAACCGTCTTCATCACTCCATTTACCTCAAATGTAATCGAACGTTCGAGGAAAGAGTTTCTCTTGGAAATGATTTTAACCATATCCCGCCCTCCTTTTATCAAGAGGTAGCGGCGAGCGTCGTTGCGGACGCTTGCAGACCGGAAATACGGCAAAGAGACTGTTTCGCGTTTTTGAATTCAGCGGTATATTCGCCGAGAATCATAGCGCGAACGCCGTCAGTCCCAGGAGCGGTTGCCGGTTCGGTATGGAGCGCGCGTCCTTGAAGCGGAACGAGCGCAAATCCGCGGGAATCGCAAACCCAAACGTCGGTGTCGGGAATCGCCGGATCGATAAAGACGCGCAAAACGTTCCCGCCCGCGCTCGTTACGAACTGGTTGATATACCGACCGGCAACGTTAGACGCACGGTCCGTCTGAACTTGCGACGCCATAAACGTTGAAATGACTTGCCCTTGCCCCGCGCCGCAAAGAATCAGGTCAGGCGTAGCGCCCGCTTCCGTTACCATTTGAGCGGCGATGTTAATCATACTCATTTTCAGAGCCGGAGTCGAAACCTGCGCATTGGCAAGACCGCCTGTTTGAGTTCCGAAATAGTAAAGCCCGCCCATAGAACCCGGGACGCTCGCCGTACGCGCCGTTTTAACGCCAAAGAGCAACGCCGAATTCATACGGCGAATAATCGTGTCCGTCGCGTACTGAATCTGACGGGTAACGTTGTTTTCGTTGCCGTACTGACCGACCGCGATAGCGGTTCCGGTGAGGTCGACGTCGGCGCGGAAAATTTGCGTGTAGTTCGAAGCGGTTCCGCTTTGAAGGAAAACACTTTCGCCTGCGGTCGAACCTTCCTGAATCGGGCGCGAGTCGAAAATCAACGTGCCGCCGCTCGCCGCCGTGTACGTCGAAAGGTCAAGAGTCGAGCCGTTCGCCGCCGCAATCGCGGTAACGGCAATCGTCGTCGAGGTAACGGCGCTAATTTTCAAAACCGCCGTGTCGCCGAGGATATGAAACAAATCCCCGACTGCCCAACCGGTTGAGTCAGCGACCGTAAACGTACCGGTCGAACTCGAATAAGCGTACGCCGTAAACGCCTTTGTTTTCGGCGTTTCGACCCCTTCGAGCCATTTATGCTCGGTCGCGGTCGCGATAACGCCGCCCGTAGTTGCCGCGCCGGTTTGGGCGGTCGGCTGATTGAACAGGTTGATAAAGTTCGGTGACTGAGCGATTCGCCAATTCAAAACATCCGAAAGGTCAATCTTGGTATTCGCAAGATCGAGAGAAGTAATGGAAGCCATTTCGCTTGCCTTTCTCTTTTGTTAAACTACAACGAGTCAATCTATTTCAACGAACTTCGATTCGCGGCGCGTTTGCCAAAACCGCTCCGAAATCGTTTCCTTTAAGCGCCTCGCGAAAACGCGCTTCGCTTGTGAGTCCCGTGCTTCCAGGATTCGAACCGCCGCTCTGCGACCGTTTTAACCAATGCGGGGACTGTTCGATTTCCGCTTGCAACACCTCGGGAACAAGTTTATTGTCTTCCGTCATAACAACGCCGCTTTCCGTGATACGGAACATCGGCGCAAGTCGTTTGACGTCGCGCAAAGCCGAGTCGCAACAGTTCATTTTACGAGCCGTTGAAACAAGTTCCTCTTCGATTTTCTCTCGCGTTTCACGCGCTTTATAAGCGCGGTTCGCTTCCCGAAGAGGACCGAGTTCTTTTTCCAACGCTTTAATTTTCGCGGACGATTCGGCGGTTTGGTCGACGTACTTCTGTAACGTCGTTTTCAAATCGCTCGGATTCATTTCGCGCAACTGTTGAAGTTCGACAAGTTCTTTTTCGCGAAGGGCGGTCAATTCCGCAAGCTTGGCTTCTGCCTCTTGTTTCTTTTCGCGTTGCCCTTTCGCGTTCTTCACTTCGGCTTCGTACTTTGCACGCAAAGTGTCCGCCGCGCCGTTCGGGAGTCGAAACGAGACTGTCCCGTCCTCGCCTTTTGTTTCAACAATCGCGGCTTCGATATCGCGTAGGAGTTCGTCTTTCGATTGATAATCGTCAAAAATTGCCATCTGTTTTTCCCTATTTATTCCGACTGGAATTGTCTTGGAAACTACTGTTCCCGTTTAATTCTTATTATCGAAGTGTATCCGTTTTTTATTCGTTACAAAAATTTTAATTTGTGACTTCGACTTCTTTATAGAAAACAATCGGGTTCCCGGAAGTCAAATTGATAGTGATAGTAAACCGATAATTGCCCGGCGACGTAAAGAGCGGATTCGTTCTTATATCAGGAGTTAAAATGAAATTATAACCCGTCTCGTCAACGTCCCAAGCGTCGTCCGTCGTGAGTTGCGATAATACGCAAGACGCACCCGCCGAAACGTTTTCGTGCCCCGTCACGGGCGTGAATTCCTCGACGTATAATCCCTTGCCGTACTTTTCGCACGTATAATAAACGGAATCAATATTGGTTCCGCTATTTAGCAAGGGTTCCGTGTTATCGAATGCGTCATAGATTCGTGAAAGAATCGAAATCGCTTGTCCCGGTCTAACTTTGCCGTCCATATCGTCCACCGAAATAATTGAAGTGATAGTTTGCCATTCGTGTCCGTCGTCGTCCAGAGCGATTGTTCCGGAGACGTTTTCCCAAGTTGTTATATAATGCGAGTTCGCCGTCCATTCTTTTTCGTCGCTATTTAGCGGAATTGAAACGACGATCGCTTGATAAAGTTCAGCGAAATCGTAACTACCGCCTTCGACCGTCGCCGTGAAAAAGTTCACGCCGTCGAATAATCGAACCGAATCGCCGACGGAAAGCGCAGTCGAATAACTAGTTCCGCTCGCTTGCGCAACCGTCGTCCACGCGCCGTTTACTTGCTTCTCCAAAACGACCGTTTTTGTTGAATCCGTCGCGCTCCAAGAGAAGCCCGTCGTCGACGCGGAAAGATTCGACGCGCCCGCGCCGGAGATACAGCAGACGACGTTGGTTAGCGTCGCCGAGGAGCAGTCCGAAACGGAAGGCGCGACAACGTAGCCGCGAGTCGCCGACGTTATGGCCGCTCCAGAAACGACAAAGACGCCGCGTGTTACCGTCAAAATTCTATCCGAGCCGCTTAGCGTAAGCGTTCCCGTCGACGCGACTTCGAGCCAATCGACCGTCGTATCCGCCGAAACAGTTCCCGATCCGTTCGCGCCGACTACGATCCACGAACCGTCATAACAGCCCCATGAGCCTGTTCTGTCATGACCGAGCAAGTCTTTATCGCCTGACTGATATGAAGCTCCTGTCAAATATGGGCTAGTAGGTTTCAAACGAAAATCCCACGACTCCCAATCTCCTTCAGTGTAGTCGGCTTCTGGTATAACCGCACTTGGCGGTGGATTAACAAAACCGATTTCCTCTGGCGTTACACCGTCAATCTCCGGCGCTGTTAAACCGACAAAGGAATTAACATTGTTTAGTCGTGATGCTCCATTAACATTCGCTTTTCGATTACCACAAAGAGTTGACCGCACAAAGTTTAACGTTTGCCCCGACGCAATCGTCATTCCACCAACTGTATTGGTCGAGCCAGTTGAAACGTTACCTGTTATCAAACAGTCGTATAGGCTCATAGAACCTTTTAACAAATAAACGCAACCGAACCACATACCTGTGTTTTCCACAAATTTACACCGTTTATAGGTATAATTCCCATCTATGGAGTTCAACATAATAGGTGCGTTTGAAGTAACTTTATATCTTGTCAGCGTTACATTAATAACGGTAAGTGTAGTTCCGCTTGATTTAAACGCGCTAGTCCCGCCCATACTCAGGTTTTGTCCGTCAATAACAATACCGAGTTCACCACCGTCAAGCGTGGCGTTGTTAGGAAAAGCTGGCAGGGTTGACGATATAGCGATTACAACCGGACCGGACGTAAAGACGTTCGGATCCGGCATAATCACGTCGCCCGCTTCCGCGCTATTCAACGCGGCGCGTAAAGTTCCGGAACCGGAATCGGCGTTGCTCGTAAAGTAAATAGTAGCCATTGGTTATCCTTTATCCGAAATACCAGTCGATATAAAAATGGAAGGCGTTATCGTCAGGAACGCCAGGAGTTGCGTGCGTCGGTCCCGACCACGTTTGCGTTCTTCGATCGTACTCCCAAACCGCGTTCGCCGGAATTGTATTTGAAAAATAAGCGCCGAATCTTGCGTAGCAATAAGAATCAAGCCAATAAGACGGCGGCGTTGCAAGACTATTGGCAACAAAAGTTCCGGTTCCGATATGCGATTCTTCCAAAGTCAACGTTTTACTTGCCGTCATACTTCCGGTCGTTCCGGTCAAAACCGATTGGAGACTAGGGCTTGCCGGAAATTCATTGACGATAAAATCGCTGATTTCATATAGATATTGGACGCTAAAATTCGGCGACGTTCTTATTCCGGAAAGATCAATCCCGTTTAAGGTTAGATTGATTTGTTCAAATTCGTTTACTTGAAGATTCGGAAAAAGTTTTGTTTCGAAAATTAGACTTGCTAGATCGACGCTAATTTGTGGCGCAACCGCGCTATATTGGATAATTTGTTGATTGGAGCCGTATTTATAATTCGCGGAAGTTGTGACGAAAGTTTTATTTGCTTGCCAAAAATAAAGTCCGCTATTAAAAACGTTGTATTGTTGCTTCCCCTGAAAAATGAACGAGTTCGCCGAAGATTCCAAGAAACGACAAGCCGCCGCCGGAGCGTTTGTTCCGGACGGCGTTCGTGAAGTCGGTCCCGGCAAAATCTTGAACGTTCTACTCATTCGGAAGTTGCTTTCGTGAGCGTCGTTAAAACGCTTAGTTTCAGGGTTTCGCCTTCGGCAAGTTCGACCGCCGGAAATAACAACGCGGAAGAATTTACGGTAACGTCAGCGCCGACGCATTGTAGAACGCTTTTCGCCGCGTTCATCGCCGTTTCCTTTTGCCCGTCGGTAATCGGGAGCCGTTCGCCGTTTTCGTCGATTCGGCTTGCCGCAAGTACCAGAACAATCACGTCTTTTTGAGATTCGATTCCGGTGATAACTTCGTTTTGTAAAGCGATCGTTTGTTCCATTTTAGTTGACTGCGAAAATGCAAGGTTTATCTAAATTGTTTATTATCACGAGTTACTATCGTTGTTTTAGTTGACTCGCGTTTTGTTTGCAAACGAAGAACGAGAACCGCGCCGCCTTGCTTGTCGGCTGTCAACGAGCTAACGCCTTAGAGAACCACACTCTCGACTAAATTCTCTTGCGATAGACCGAAGAACAAAACGCGGTTCTCGTCTCGTGGGGGTATTATTAAAACTCCGCCTCGCGCTGTCGGTTACGTCCGACTTTCCGCTCCTCACTCACTACGGAAACGCGAGACGGAGAGGAGGTATTTTAAAACGGGAAACCGCGCCGCTCGACCACCGAGCAATGACGATCGCAACAATGGAACCACGCGTCGGTTTATTCCGTGCGGCGACCGACGTTTATAAAACGCGGCTCCCGTTTCGGGAGAAAATCCGTTACCCTTCAAAGTTCGGTTCGTAGGGCGGATAACTCGTAAATGTGCAATTTTGTGGAGGATTGAAAAAAACGTCGGCGGCGAGTTCGGTTTGTCCGTCAAGTTGTTCAATCACACGTTCTAATCGTTTATGCGCCACTTCCATAGCCGCGTCGGCGATCTTATCAAACGCTTCTTTCCACGCGCCGATTCGAACGTTTTCCGGTCGATTCGCGTCTCTTGCGTGAACCCACTCAATATACTTTCCAGCGCCGATTCCTAAACGATATCCAACGCGAAACGCTTCTCTTTGCACGTTTTCGGGAAGTACGGTTTTTGGATCGATTTCGATCGTCATTCGTTTTGCTCCGCGTTCGTGATAGGGCAAGTAACGTTTTCTTTTTCTGCGACTTGCTCCATAACGAGTTGAATTTTTGCGACGTAATCAATGATTTTCGCGTCGCGTTTTTCGCTTGCGTTGCAACTAAAAACCTGCGACAGAATCGCAAGCAAGAGCAACGCGCAAACGCACGAAAGTTTAAAGAGTTCAAGCCTTTGTTTTCGTTCTTCGAAGTCGGTCATTTTGCGCCGTTCCTTTCCTTTCATAACCAACGTTATTAGTAGTATCTTGTGAAACAAGTTCATCTTCCGTATCGTCCAGATCGTCGCAAAGCAACCAGTGATATAAACCTTTGAAAGCGTTCATAATCAGACCGGCGCACAAGTTAGCAAGGATAATAACCGCGATAAAGATAAAGAAGATTCGCCACTTCCATTTATCGAACGTCTTGCGGATATTGGCTTTAACTTCGGCGATTTTTGAATCCGCTTTTTTCTCGACGCGCTTTTCTATTGAGTCAATCGCGCCTTCGATTTGCGCTCCGAGAGAATCGGAAAGTCCGTTGCGTAATCGATTCCCGAGTCGATCTCCAAGTTTGCCTTCGTCAATCGTCGGCGGCGCTGGCGTTTGTTCTTTCGGCGTTAACTCTTGTTCGCGCTGACTTCTTCGCTGCCGCCAACAAGCGTCGGAATCGTCAAAGAATCCGGCGTTTTCGTAATCGTCGGCATTTTCATAAACCGGCGCTCTTTTTCGAAAATCGTATGCCGTATTCGTTTCGGATTCTTCGTCAAGTTTTGGAAGTGTGAACAAGTCTTGTTCATATAGCCGAAGATCCTCTTGCAGATAATCCGCTTCCTCGTCGGTCGTCGTCGGCTTCGGCGGTTCTTTCGCCGCTTGCTTTTGAATCTTCGGCGCAGTCGGCTTTTCGGAAAGTTTCAGCGCGGCGACAATTTCCGCGCCGTGCCCTGCTCCTTCAAAACGCGCCGTTTCGGTTCCGGTTGCGTCATAAACGATAAAAGTCGGAGTTGATTTTACGCCGAGGTCGTTTGCCCGTCGCGCCCCTTCTTTGAGTGAAGCGTTATACGAAACAAGATTGAATCCGGCTTTTTTGATCTGCGCAACGTCTTTTTCCGCGTCGTCGCACGGCTTGCAATTATCCTGAAATATTTCGACGCAATAAGATTTTTTTTCAACGCACTCGGTCGCGTCGGGCGGTATCGGCGATTCCGAACCGCTTGAAGCGTCGGTGCGCCCGTTTAAAGCGCGATATAAGTTCGAGATTGGAATCGCGCCGCCCTTTGATTCGTCCGCGCCTTCCGCGCCGATTAGCCACGTCAAAACGCCAGTAACCCAAAGTTCTCCGTCTACTTCGGAAACTATCGCTGAGCCGGATTGTCCCGGAACCGGCGCGGGTCTAAATTCGACGGTTGCGCCGTTGAAATATCCTAAAACCTGCCCTTTCCACGCTTGTACGTGTCGCCCTTTTGGCGCGCCCGACGAAATGATAAACGACTTTGAATCCGGCGCCGCGTCTTTTCCGGCGAGCGCGATATACGGCGGCGCGATCTTTTCAAGTTCTTCGGGATCGACGGAAATCAACGCGAAATCGTAAGGAATTTGCGCGTTATAAAACCGAGCGAAAACCTTGCCCGAAACGCTTTGCAAAACGCCGTTCGTCCAAAAATCAAGTCGAGCGGAATTGTTACTCGTAACGACGTGATAATTCGTGAGAACCAAACAACGATCTTTTTCCGCGTCGTAGCCGATGAACGTTCCCGTTCCGCGAGCGTTTGAAACACAAACTCGGCAAGACGCTTCGTAGCAGTCTTGAAACGTTTTAGCGCGTCGGAAATCGACTGCAAACGAAGTGGCGCATAAAAGAACCGCGCCGATTGTAAAAGCGGAAAAAACAAGCCGTTTCATAGTTTATCGTGCTCCTCGTTCAATAATCCCGAAGCGGAAGAAGTAGGATTCGAACCTACGAAGGGATACGCCCTTATCGGTTTTCAGGACCGACGCAATAAACCGCTCTGCCATTCTTCCAAAGAGCCGCCACGACGATTCGAACGCCGAACCGCTTGTTTACAAAACAAGCGCTCTACCCATTGAGCTATAACGGCTACAAACGCGGCGAAACGTTCGGTTTCGGGAACAAAGGAGCGAAAACCCGTCCGAACGTTCGCCGCGCCGCGTCTTGCTACCGATCGAGAACCAAGCACGGAATTCGACGTACCACGCCACGTCTGCCAACGACGTGAACGTCGAGATATTCACGCGCTTCTTTTTCGGTCGAAAAGACGCGTTTAACGCCGCGTGCCGTTACCAAGTAAAGCTCTTTTACCTTGTACCCTCGAACCGAGTAGGCCCCTCGGAACGATTCAACGACCGCGAGCGTCGTTCCTTTTGTATAGTTATCGACTGTTTCTCTTCGTTTATTCGTCGGCGCCAAGTTTCCGCCCCTTTGTGTTAGAAAAATTTGCTTGTACTTGCAATTCGACCTATCCTTGTCGTAAAGAAAAGACTTTTTATTAAATATAAAAATTAAATATAAAAATAATATATTAAAATAAAATAAAAGAAAAGAAAATATATTTTTTATTTTTTGGTTCTTTATTTTTGACATCGTATTTTACGGTGTCTGTTGAAAGGAAAAATCCAAAATAAATTTGAAATTTAATTGGAATTTTCTCAAACGATTTTCAATTGTTTGTTTTGGAATTTATCCAAAGAAAAGCTCGCCTTGTTCGATATTCATATTTCCGCTCGTTGACAAATCCGTGAGCGCCCAAACAAGCGCGTCGAGCCTGTCCGGCGAGTCTTCGGTAGAACGTTCGCCGGTATAAGAAACCATTTCGTTTTCGAGTTCTTCAAAATAACCGATGTGAGAAACGCGTCCTTGCGCGTAGAGCGTCGAGATCGGCTCCGCCCGTACTATTTTACCGCGTGTTGCGCGGACCTTTCTAATAGGCAAATTTGGAGCGACATTTCGCAATACCGATTCGACGAGATCGCCGCCTTGGTTCACTTCGGCAACGACCATATCGGCCGACCAATTTTCGTACGCCGCGACTACTTGACGCGCCCAACGCTCCGGCGGCGCAATCAAAGAGCAATCTTGCAAAACAAAATAGTATTCCTTCCCGTCGATCGTCTTTGAACCGCAAACGACAATTCCGGTATGGTCGCTCGCCTCGGAAGAGGTAATTGCCGGATCGACGCCGATTACGATTCGTTCCATTTCATCGGGAACGTCGTTTATACGGTATGGGTCTATCATTGTTGCCGACTTCCAAAGCGCGTTTTCGTTTTCGTCGGAAAATTCGCCGTAAAGGAAACGCCGCTTTGCGCGCTCGCTTGCGTTCCCAAGTGTTTCATCGATATAGCCCTCGGGCAAGTTTTCCGCGTTGTCGTGAGGGTTTATCTGAATAACGCCGTAGTCGGCGCGGTTTCCTATTCTTAGCCGCGATACCGGATGTACGCCTTCGATAAAAAGCCGGTACGACCAATGCGTCTTGCCGGGAGGGTTGCAGTCAAAAAGAAGCCGGTTCCGAAGTTGATGCCCATTGGAATCAAAGCGGCGTTGCGCCAAACGCGTTGTTGCTACCTCGACCGAAGAAAAGGAAATTTCAGAACATTCGTTAAAGTAGATCGCCGCGAATTCTCGACCGAGTATTTTTTCGACGCGCTTGTTGTCGTCAAGCCCGACAAAGTCTATTTCCGCGCCATTGTGCGGAAAGTAAATTTCACTTAAAGAACGGTTCGTCTCGTACGAATAGCCGCCAAAGCAAATGTTCATCATTTTTGGGAACGTGTCCACAAAAACAGACGAGCGAACCGCGTTGTGATACCGGCGGAAAATCGCGTATCGTCCTCCGTACCGAAAAGCCAATACTGCAATAGCCCGACAAAGTTCAAACGTCTTCCCAGAACGCGAACCGCCGTACGCAAGGACGCGCGTTTTATCTCGTACTATTCGCCGGAGTGCAAGTTGGGCGGCGGTCGGTTTGTATCCGATTACGTTGTTTCCCATTGAATCGGCTTTCTCTCCGCGATGATAACGCGGCGCTTGTCCTGTCGGCCGTCTTTATAACAAACGATCCGTTTACAAACTTCTTTGTTATCTCGAAAAGCGCAAATACTACAAATAGATTCTTCAATCGTAACTGACAAAGCGACTGCAACAAACGTTTTGTCTGGTATCGATTCTACCCCAAAAACCTCGCCCGCCAAAGGTTCAAAGCGTACGTCCTGCGACGTCATAGTCCGCATAACTAAAACTCCGCTTCCTCTTGCGAAATATTGATTACGATTCCGCCCGATTTGTCGCTTTCATTTTCGTTTTTCAGACCGTAGCCGCGCTTTTTCCCCTTGCAGTTCAGGTAGAACATTATCAAACGTGCGTTCCCCTCGGTTATTCCCTCGATAAGTTTACTTTCGACCATATCGAGAGTACGTTCGTTTATTTCCTCAACTGCCAAGTCAAAATTCTTGTCTTGTCGCCGCCAATTATAAAAGGTTTGTCTGGTAACGCCGAGTTGTTCACAAACCAACGAAATATTCCCGAAGCATTTTGCGAGAAGTTTTAGCGCGTCTTGCTTTGTTTTTTCCATTCGCGCTCTGTACGAATACGTCTTCGTGTAAGAACTTTTTTTCTTCATTCGTGCTATCCTCATTCACTCACGTTAGTTAGCGTCCGTTTTTCAATAGCTAAAAAACGAGGTTTATTTAATATATCGAAAGGGCAATCTTTTTTTATTCGCGCCGCCGTTTTTTTTGTAAACCACGAATAAAAAACCGAGGTCGCGCGATAACGTCTTTAAACGCGTTGACCAAGCGCGACACGACACTACCAATATTTATTTTTGGAGATTTTAAATGAAAGTTGAAGAACTCTCCGTTGATGTTATCAAACCGTACGAAAAGAACCCGCGCAAAAACGACGGAGCGGTAAACGGCGTCGCCGAGTCGATCAAACAGTTTGGCTTTCAACAGCCGATTGTCGTTGATAAAGACAACGTTATCGTCGCCGGACACACGCGCTACAAGGCGGCGAAAAAACTCGGACTCAAAACCGTCCCGTGCGTACGCGCAAGCGAACTGACAAAAGAGCAAGTCAAGGCGTACCGAATTCTCGATAACAAACTCAACGAACTTGCCACTTGGGATTTCGACGCGCTTACGGAAGAATTGAAGTCTTTCAAATTTGACTTTGAAGGATTCAAGTTTGCGATCCCTGAGTTCAATTTCTCTTTTGAATCTGCCGCGAACGCCGCTTCTGTTGCCGGATTTGGGCGCTCTCCCGAACAGACGGAACAGACGCCTTTTGCCACCGGCGAGTGGACCGAAGAGGACGAAGAAAATCTTCCCGATGAAATCCGCGGAGCCGACCTTTCCCCAAGCGATTTGCCGCCAATAGAGCCTGGCGATAATAGCGGGCTTCGCGAGCGCATTATTATCGTTTACAAAAAAGAGGACGAAGAAAAACTTGCGCGGTTCCTTTTCGGTGTTGACCGGTTTACAAAGGTGATTTACCCATTTGAGGAAACCAATGCAGCGAATTAGCGGCAATTATATCATTTCTAAAAACCGAGCGCAAAAACAGGTAACTCACAACGCAATGGTACGCGCCGGAATCCCTCATTCTATTGTCATTGAAAGAGGACAATACGACGCGTACCGCAAAGCGCTGCCAGACGTAGAGTTACTTGTTATTGATGGAGACGACCTTGGCGTTGCCCATGCCAGAAACGCGTGCCTTGATTTTGCAAAGCAACAAGAGAAACGTGTTTGTTGGATTTGGGACGACGACGTTTCCATTTTTCAAAGAGACACGGTATCGGAAACGGGGAATTGGAAATTTTGCCCCTGCAAAAAAGACTACACCGAATGTTGGGCACGAGTCCTTGTAAAAAGCAAATATTCGGGAGTCCATCTTTCCACGCCGCAATTCTCTTTTAAACAGAGCAGACCCGCCGCATGCGCACATATAGGTTTAGGCTGGGCGTACGGAATCGACATACTTAAATGCAGACTTCGCTACGACGAGAGTTTTGGTCTATGCGAAGATATGGAATGGTCGATTCGCTTCTTTCTTTCTGGTTTTTCAATGCTTGAAATTTACAATTTTACTGTAACTTCCCCCGACGCCGGAAAGGACGTAGGCGGGAATTACGGTCTTCGCGAGAGCGGAGAAGAAGCCGTCGCCCTTGGTAGGCTTATGGACGCTTACGGGCGCGACTACTTCAAAAAAAACAAGGCTACTTTGTACCGACCTGTTTATTCAAAATTTGCGGCCGAGGGTGAAAGGAGAGCCATTGAAAAGTGGTTTAAGGAGTCTTGCGGTGAAGTACGTTTTTGACATAGACGATACCATTAGCGAGAGCGCATTTCGAGACTATGACAACGCGCGTCCAATTGAGAGTATTGCCTCTTTAATACGCAACTTAAAAAAAATGGATGGCGAAAATGTTGTTTGTCTCTATACTTCACGCGGAATGGTATCTTGCGGCGGCGATCTAAATACGATTGAAGAAAAGCACAGACCGCGTCTTGAACGTTGGCTTAACGAAAACAACGTGCCGTACGACGAATTGATTTTCGGGAAGCCCCATGCGGACGTATATGTAGACGATAGGGCGGTTCGCGCTTGTGACTTATCAGAACTTGGCGTAGAAGAATATCGCGGATTTAGCGGCGCTCGCGTAGTACGAATCGGGAATTTAATTGTCAAAGAAACGGACGGTTTTCAATCTCAAAAAGACTGGTACTCAAAAGCGTTGACTTTCGGTTTTAGAAAAAATATACCACGCGTTTTTAGCGCAGGGCTAGGGAAAATATACCTCGAATATATAAAAGGCGTTCCGTTTTCGGAGGCTCTTGAAAAAAACGCCGCCTGTTCTCCTCAAAACGACAAAAGCAATCTTGTTTACGACATTTACAACATAATAGACGCATTTAGCCGGTCTGGTGAGAACAAACCACTAAACGAGCCGGAAAACTATATTGAGTACGTTGCCGAAAGAGCAAGCGCCGCGAAAGTCGAAATTCCAAGAGACGTTCGCTTTGAGATTTTGAACAATCCGCTTTTAAAAATACGTACATTTTGCCACGGAGATTTGACTCCGCAAAATATTATTTTAAGCACAGACGGACGGGTCGTAATGTTCGATCCCGCGTACAAACCATTCTTTTCATCGTATTTGCTGGACGCTTCAAAATTCCGTGTTGCGTTACGCGGTCTGGACAATATTATTTCGGGCGCGGATCGCAGATTAAACGCCGCCATTCCTGTTTACGATTCTCTTTTTAACGACAACGAAAAAGGCGCTATTAAAGCGCTCGAAAAAACGCACGTTATTCGCGTTTTATATTACGCTTTAAAACTTGGTAAAAAAACTGAAGAAGAGCGTTTGCGCGCTTTATTGGCAAGCGAGGGATAAAATGGTAGTCGGTTTTACTTCTGTTGTCGGCGATTTGTTTCATTGTGGGCACGTTGCGATGGTTCAGGAATGCCGTAAATACTGTGACTATCTTATTTTAGCGGTTATGGCGGGGACCGCTGACAGGGAATGGAAGCAGACCCCGACTCAGTCTTTATTCGAGCGTTTTTTTCAAGTTTGGAATTGCAAGGGCGTTGACGAAATATACGCTTGCGAGGACGAAAAGGATTTACTTCTCGCTATAAAAGTTTTGACGCCGCGTATACAAATCAGATTTGTCGGAGACGATTACCGCGATAAAGATTTTACTGGGAAACAGTATTGCCTCGATCACAATATAAAACTTGTTTACAACAAAAGGGAACACGGCCTGTCAAGTTCTGAGTTAAAGGAAAGAATTAGAGAGGAGCCTTTATAGTGGACTGTGTTTTTGCAATTGCTAGTTACAACCGCCCCGACAAACAGTATTGTGCCCAATGGCTTAACCGAATTGGCGTGCCAAAAGAACGGATTTTCATACAAACACAGACCGAGGAAGATTTTAGAACATACTCTTCTAAATACGGAAACATCGCAAATATTGGTTTTTCGCCCGCGAGTAATGTTAGCGAAAATAAAAACAATTTACTCGATAGGGTTGGGGATAGAAATATCGTCGTATGTTCTGACAACGTGCGCACTCTTTTATTTCTTTGTAGCGACGGGAAACTTGCGGAAGTTGACAATATCGAAAGTTTAGAGTTCTTTATTCGGCGTGGGTTTGAGTCGCTCGAAAAATACGACGCTTTAATGTTTGGCGTATACCCATCGGCAAACGGATTTTTTATGAAGCGAAGCGCCACGATTGATACGTGGCTACTCGGATGTTTTATGGGCATAAAAAAAGGCGCCGCCCGTGGGCTTCGCTTTAACGAAAAATACCCATTGAAAGAGGACTACGAAATAAGCGCAAGGGCTATTACGGGCGGAGCGCATACCGTACGTTTTAACGACGTTACTGTTAAAAAAACTTGCCGTACAAAAGGCGGTAGTTACGAACTTTGGAAGACCGCCGGCGATGAGGTAAATCACGTTTGCGCCGAAAATCTTCTTGCAAGTTACCCCGATTTTTTTCGAGCGCACAGAACTCGAAAAAATGAAGTCGAATTAGTCAAAAAAGCGAGGACTTTTAAAATATGAAATACTACTGCTCCCCTCGTTGGTCGTACGAGGTTACAGACTGTTCTATGCCGTTGTCTTTTGATACGTACTCGAACTGCTCGTATGGTTGTATTTACTGTTTTAGCCAATACCAACGCGGAATGGGTGATAGGAAGGTTAACTATTTAAAACACGTTACCTTCCCAGTTAACGCAGATAATATCATCGAAAAATTCCAACGCTCGCTTGCCGGTGAAAACGCTTGGAAATTTAGCGAGTACATACGGCAACGCCGCGTTATGCAATGGGGCGGTCTGTCCGACCAATTTGATGAAAACGAGCGAGTAAACGGTGTTACGTTAAAACTACTTCGTTTCTTTAAAGAGATAAACTACCCGTTATGTTTTTCGACAAAGGGCACGTGGTGGACAGAAGACAAACGATACGCGGAACTTTTTGAGGGGCAAAAAAACTGGAACGTTAAAATTTCGATCATCACTCTTGATGAAGAGAAAGCCAAAAGGGTAGAGAGAAGAGTTCCATCTCCTTCTGAACGGCTTGCCGCGCTAAAACGCGTTGCCGAATGGGATTGCGGCGGCGCAACGTTACGACTTCGGCCGTTTATAATCGGAATAAGTACGCCTTCATATAAAGATTTGATTAACCGAGCGATCGACTTTGGCGTAACGGCGTTGTCAACTGAATTTTTCTGTATGGAAACGCGCTCCCCTCTTTTTAGAAAGTACAAACAGGACTTCAAAGATTTATGCGGCTTTGATATTTTTGAGTTTTACGCCAAATACTCTACTCAGACTGGATATCTCCGTTTGAATAGAAATGTAAAAAGGCCTTTTGTGCAAGAGATGAAAAGGATTTGCGATGAACGCGGAATTCGTTTTTACGTTTCCGACGCGCATTTCAAAGAACTTTGTCCGAACGGATCCTGTTGCGGCTTGCCGGAAGATTGGAATTACTCGCGCGGCCAATGGACCGAGGCGATTATGATTGCAAAGAAAAACGGCAGGGTTTTTTGGCGCGATATCTCATCCGATATCCTGACGTTTCACACTTGGAAGGCGTCTTCTGAATACAACTTAGGGCAAGCCGAAGGACGAGCCAAATACTTTGGTATGTCAATGGCTGACTATATGCACTATTTATGGAACAACCCGCAAAGAGCAAAGTCGCCATTTAAAATGTTCGAAGGGGTTTTACTTCCGGACGGCAAAGACGAACAAGGAAATGTTATCTATCGATATAATCCGGAGCCTAGCCTTTAAACGATTTTAAAAGACTTCCCCGTCTTCCCATTTTTTTTGTTTTTTCCCGTCACTGCTAAACACCGCAAAGCCACCTTTTGCGAGTAGGTATTGAACGAATCCACCGTCATAGGTAACAAACCCTTCGGAATACAAATCTTTCGGGTCTGGGTAGTTGCCTTGCATTTTGCCGAAAAACTCTTTAAGGACTTGCCTTGCCCAGTCCGGAATTTCTAAGCTTCCTGTTTTGAAAACACAAAAGTTTATTTGTACATCCGGGAGCCCAAACAACGCGCCGTCTTGGTCTTCAAAAAGAGGATCAAGCGAATTATGTCGTAGTCGGAGTTCGTACCAATCGCCATTATACTTTATACGCCATGCGACAGTTTTGAGACTTTTGACATACAAATTTATTCTGGTCTCGTCGGCAACGCTTCTTTTAGACACGTAAATACCTCCTCGAAAAAAGTTCTGTATTCCTTTTTTAATAATACTTCCGGACTCTCATACAGGTATTGGAAAGTCATAGAAACCACTTCGGAGCTGAACACGTGCGAAGAGCTATCTAAATACGCTTTAACCATATATTTGCTCGGTGCGCTATATCCGGGTTTTAAAACGAAATATCTCTCATTTGCCTTATACGGCGGAGGGAACCTATTGGTCATAGGGCGCCCATTTTCGTCTGTACGCGCCATTTTGAGAAGCAACTCTCCGATGGACTCAGTAATTCTTTCTCCACTTTTTGTAAAAGTGTTATGTTCATAAGCGTGCCCGAGTTCGTGTGTAGTTACCATAGCGACCCCTTCTTCATATTCTTTTAAGTCTCTTGACGGCCGCGAGGAAATTCTTATTGTAGTTCCCCACTCACATCCACCGCGCTGAACGGCATTTGGTTTTATTTCGACATCGTTGTCTGTATATATTTCTGCCGGCTTTCCAAGATTTGTAAATATCCTTGAAGTAAATTCGACGCCTTCTTCAACCCCCCTTTGTAAAGCGTCTGGGTCCTCACTCTTGTCGAATGGCTTCATCATTTCGTATGGGAGTATTTCCGACATTGTACTTGTCACATCGGAGGAGGCTTCTTTAGGCAATAACGCGTCGCGGATTGCATTTCGCTCTGGAGAGTCTGCTCTTTCCTTCCCAATTCGAGTTAAAAAAATTCCTTTTAATTCACCATCACTATCAAAAGATTCTGGCGGTAGAATCTCTCTAAGTTTAGCGAGCGCGTCATTTGGGCTTTGCAATCCAACATTACTTTCTTTAAATTGCCCGCTAGCCTTTTCTAATAGAATTTTTAGCGCATTTGAAAAATTATTATACTTTGCAAAGCGTTTTTGGAGAGCGCCCGCTTCATCAGTGTTAGTTTCTAACTGTTTGTACTGCTTGCGAGTATTTGTATCAAATTTCTTAAACTCATTTAACGCTTCCGCAAATTGTTCCTTGGAGAACCTCTTTACAAAATCGGATCTCTTTTCCCAAATATCTCGTAAAGTCACCTCTTGGTTTAGCGATTGTGAATTCCACTCAGAAACAGGGAGCGCGTCTAAAAAAGAATGCTCTTTTGCTTTCGGAACCGCTTGTTCTGTCTGAGCCGCTTCTTTATTTCGCGGCTCGTCCCTTTTAATCGCGAAGTTCTGGTTAATAGCGAGTTTAATACTGCTTTGGAGAAGACCGTAAAACGCGACAAATTCGTCGTAGTTCGCTTGCCATTGCTCTAAATAGTTTTCATAATTCAGTTGACTGCTAAATGCCCTTTTGGTTGGTTTAGATGTAGAAAAGTCTTTAAGTCGAAACTCCTTTGCAAGAGACAACTCTTTTAACGCCCCATTTAATTCTTCTTTGGAGTAAATTTGGAAATAGTCCGGAGTGTATGATTGCGAAGAACTTGATTTAAATTGCTGTTTCAAAACAGACGAGTACCACCACGTTGATATCGAATGGAAGCTCGGGTCGTTCTGCGCCTGTTTTTGTTTTTCTTTTGTGCTTTCAGAAAGCCCTGCCTGCCGTCGCAATTCAGTAAAAAAATCGTCAAATTTCTGAATAAACTCTTTATAGTTTTGCAAAGACTTTAGGTAGTTCTCTTCTGAAAAGAACCTGTCCTCTTCCGGTTCGCGGTATATCTCTCTTTGCTCCCTGATTTCCTCTTCGCTTTCTTCTAGTTTGGTCCTAAATTGCGATATAGAAACATTCGCGTCTTCGAGTATTTCCTGAAGCGACCGCCGTTTAATGTCTTGTAGAGTAACGCTTCTTGTTCTTGTATAGTAAAAATAAATACTGTCGTCGCTGTATTTGCTTATATAATCATATTTTTTCGTTTTTGCAGACCTAACCTCCTCCGTAACTTTTCGAAGCGCGGCGTAAAAGTTTTCGATTTCCTTTTTGTTTTGTTCCCATGCGCTATGCGCCTGCCCGTAAGAACTAAACTTCGCCATTTTTCGGTTCCATTTCTTGTAAAAGTTTTAAATCGTTCTTTTCCGCTTCTTCGAGTTCTTTGACTTTTAACAAAAAACGATCGCTCCGTTTAATTTCTTCGAGTTCTTCTCGCCATTCTGAAACACTAATTTCTCCCCCTCGGAAAGACGGGCTAATCGGGACAAAAACAACTTCGGTGTTCTTCTTTTCCTTTTCGGGATTTTCCCTTGTCTCTTTTCTTTCTTCCCTCTTCTCTTCCTCTTCCTCTTCGCTCTTTGTTTCTTTGGCGGCTTTTGTATTTAGTTTTAGTTCTTTTTCGATCTTGGCTACAAAGTTATTTAGCCTTGCTTTATCCTCTTGATATTTCTGGAGTTCTTGTTCGTACGATGTTTGTTCCGAATAATCCTCTTGGTTCGGTTTTCGCTCTTCTATCGTTTTCTCTGTGTTTGCTTTGAACCGCTTAAAGTCTGCTATAAACTTCTTCTCTGGTATTTCATAGTCGTTTAATAATTCCTTAATAGAAACGGAATCAAGCGTGCTTTCTGTTATCTCAACCATCCCGTCGGCTATCCAAATAGATATACGAACAGGTTTGTACTCCGGGTCGCTTTTCTTTTTATCCTGCGTGCTATTCTGCTTTTCCGTTGTTTTTTTGCCGCCCTTCACTATTTTTTTAGATGTTTGCTTGCCTACCTCTTGTGCAATTCTAAAACCATCCCGAACAAGCGATTCTATGCTAACCTTATACGTTAAATCAGGTTTAAAGATACTCTTCTCTTTGAGTTTTCCGTCTTTGTAGAGTTCGTATCGTTTTGCGCCAAGCCAAGCGCGTTTAAAGGAATCCGGTTGCCTATGAAAATACTCTTGAAACGTAGTCGCGCCGGAAACTTGTCTAAATGCGGGTTTGCCGGTTCGCTCTTCGTAGTCCTTTTGCGCTTGATAATAATACTTCAATCGAGTAGACGGCGAGAGATCGTCCCAACGGCGCTTCCAACCTTTTTCGCGGGCGCGTTCGTTGTATGCGTCTTGCGCAAGTTTATCAAAATCGGCGTTGGCGGCGGGTCGATCTCCGTCAACGTCAACGACGTTTCCTTCGTCGTCTTTGAGTTCGACGTATGGAATCAGACAACATCGGCAATTCGGATGAATCGGCGGGCGGCGCGCTTCGGCCATTTCCTCTCCGCGCCAAATATAGCCGTCGTAGGAAGCGCAATATGGACAAGTTTTCCCGTCGAGCGTTCCGACGAATTTCACGCCGTCGATCGCGTCGGAATTTTGCACAATCGTTTCGACTCTTGCGTTATTTGAAACGCCGTTTACAATCGTTCGCGCCATTCGCGCCGCGCTTGTCCGTGTTTCAGTAAAAACGCCGTCGTCGTAATTGTTTTCGATAGCCCCTTTTGCAGCTTTGGTTATTTGCGCGACTGTCATTGTTTCAACACTTGCGCGTTTAGCCAAGGAATTTAGTCGTTCCAAGTCGCCGCGTTTCCACCGCCAAAACCAATCAGAAATAGACGCGCCATCTATCCCCTGCCCTTCGATAATCGATTCCTGTTGTTTTTTCGTGAGTTCTTTACAAAACCTATCCTCACGTATTTTACGGCGTTGTTCGGCTATTAACTTATTAAACTCTTTTGCCGTTTCAGAAGTAGCCGCCTGCACGACGCTCGCGCTCGTGTTTAGAACCATATCTTGCGCCGCTGAATACGCCGGACTACGAACGGCTTCGATTTTTGAAACAATCTTTTCAAGACGCTCAAATTCTTTTTTCCCGTCTTTATATTTCGGCAATTCTGATCGCAATAACTTTAAAACTTTCGCGTCGCTTGAAATCATTAAAGCGCCGAGACGAACGCCAAGGTCGTTTGCGACTCCCTGCAACCGAGTCTGGTAGTCGTAAAGATAGTCGTTAACCGTTTTTTCGTCCCGTTTTTTTGCCATACGTTTATCCGTTTACGGCTCTTGAAAGTTCCAACTTTAACTGTTCCATACCGCGCCGATAAAGCCTACTGCACCAACTCTGTGAGATACCAAGGGTTGCGGATATTTTCGCTTGTGTTTCTCCATTAAAAAAACAGCGCCGTATAATTTCCTTTGTGCGACCGTCAAGTTTAGAAAGAGCATTTGCAACCAATTCTTTTTTTTGGTCGGCCGAATCGGATTCTTCGGTATCAGCATCGTAGACGTACGCGTCTAAAATCGTTTTGGAATACTGGGTTTCGTGTTCGCGCCTTTTTTTTTCTTTTCGCAAGGCGTCTTTAATCGCGCCGTTTGCCTTAAAACACATCCAACTCGTAAGTTTTGTTCCGCGTTCTTCGTCGAACGAATAGTACCCTCGCATAGCCCCTTCCCACGCGAGCGATTCCAGTTCCTCTCTTGAAAATAAAATAGGAGCGTAACGCGCCGCGACAGAACGAATCAGCCGCTCGTAACGCTCCAATTCCGACGGGCGTATGCGCCGGTTCTTATTTTTCGGATTGCGTTTGCTCGCCATTGTCGCTATTAGAATTTCCAGACCCGCCAACTCCTGCAAGCGCATTTAGAATCGCGTTTGTCGACGGAGTCGAAAACCGCTCCTCTTCTTCGTTTATCAACTGTTCCTCGTTGTCCTCGTAATTTGTAATCACGCCAGGGAACGTTCTTTCAAGGACAGAGTAAGCGTTTTGTCGCGAAAGAAGTTTGGATTCTTTATTTGCTTGCATAAAAGCGACGACGGATTGAATTTGGAACTCTTGCCCGAGATACGCGGTATCGGCTTCAAAAGTAATCCGTTCGTACGCCTGTTCGAACGTCGCTCCCGCCCAAATCGCCGCGTAAATAAGTTGCTCTTCGATAGCGCGTGCGCCGGTTTTATCCATTGTCGCAATAGCGGCGGTTCCGGACGCGGTTCTCAGTTTAATCGCGTCGCCGGAAGAGTTCGCGCCCGCGCCGTCGAGTAGTTCGCGGATTGAAGAATATTTCAAACTTTCTTTAAGTTCGTCTTTGGCGTTGCGAAGTTCGCCAAGTCCACTTCCGGATGTTTCGAGAATTTGCGCCGACGCGGAAACGCCGTTCCCTGATTTAAGCCAAAGAGCGCCGCCGAGACGAACGTCCTTTTCTTCCCGTTGCGCGTTTAGAACAACGAGAGTCGGCGTTGCAAATTGGTAAAGAGCCATTTTGTACCAAGAGTCGATCGCGTAGTTGCCAATCGCTACTTGCGCGACGTCCAAGTAAGGCGGCGCTTGCCAATATTCGAGACCGAGTCGGTCGACGTTGCAAATCGTAAGCGGAACAAAATTGAGAGTCGTTCCTCGGAATTGCGGATAAACAAGGCTTGCACATCCGGCTTCGTTCGGTTCGTCGATATTGAACGCCGCCCATTGACCGACGATTCCGTCTCCTTCGAACGTCGCAGTGTAATATCGTTTTTCCGCGTCAATCGCGACGAGCCGCCACTTCGGCAACTGATCCCACGTCTTTGATTGCAGATTGTATTTTTTTGTCGTTTCGTCGAGTAAAGCCCACCGAATCCGTTTTCTGGAATCGTTTTGATTTTCGCAATAGTCGCCGTCAATAATAGAGAACGCGGAATACTCCGTAACGCAAAATTCAGGATTTAAACCGTCCTCGTCGGTTACAACGTCTAAAAGTAACCCGTACCGCCCAAAGAGCGCTTGCGCCGCGTTTACACGGATTTTCAAACCGTAAACGCCGTCGTTGTACCGGTTTCCGCGCCATTCCATATTGCGAACCTCTTGCGGAGATTCGCCGTCTTTGGACGCGCCGAACAGAACGCGCGGTTTGTTTTTCTGCATTAAACCGCAAATGTCGTCAATGGTCGGCTTGAAAATATTTTCGTACGTCGCGTGCTGTTTTCGGAAAGCGTATCGTGTTTCCTCAAAAGGGACAGACGCTTTTTTAATTTCCACGCGCTCCGCCGGTTGCGGAGGTAAATACACATAGGCGCGTTTTGTATCTTTGATCGCTTCGACGCCAAGATAGCAATCGTTGACGATCTGCCAAAGCGGAAGTAATTTTAAATAAGATTCGTTTGCCAAGATTCCCCTCCTTTGAAGAAACATATTTTTTAATGAGTCGGCGCCGCAAAGAAAAACCCAAAAAAATAAATAAATATTTTTATTTTTGGTTGTTTCTGACCCTGTGTTTTACGGCTCCAAAAAACAAATTCGCGTTTAATAAAATTCTTTTTTTCTTTTCTTTTCTTTTCTTTTTATTATTGTTTATTACATTTTTTATATTTTCCTCTTGAATATATATTTTTTACCGTTATACTTTACGCATTGGAGGACACGTTTCTATGAAATTCACAAAAACATACGAAGAGGTTGCAACGCGGCTTGCAAGCCTAAACGGAAACCCATACGCTCTTTACCTACTTGGAACGTTGGACGGAGCGCGGAGCCGCGCCGCTTGGCAAGCGGCAAGTCAACGCCAAAAACAAGAGCGGTCGTCGGTTGTAAAACAAGCAGAACAGGCGATTCTTCAATCGCTCGTAAGCTCTATTTCGGAAACGCAAGGGAACGTTTAACGAAGAGAAGGTCGAGGGCGTTTTGTTTGATCAAGAGTACGATACTTTCGACTCGTTTCTGCAACTTTTGTGTGAAACATTCGGAGAAGCCTATTTTACAACTGAACAGGCGGTTCGTACTGTTAAATTGGACATAAAAACTGTTCGGCGAAGACTCGTTAAAGCGAAAGAATCCGGCCTGCTTCGCGGCGAAAGAGGGTATACGGGGTATGGAGCGTATATGTTTTGGTCGTTCGGCAGTCAGCCGCTTGAAATCCCTGGCGTATATGAACCGGTTGCGCCCAAAGACATCTCTTTGGAACCTCAACTGTTCGGCGAAGAGCGTGCGCGTTATTTAGAAATTAAAACCTATCACGAAAAGTTCGGGCGTAGTTACCCGACGGAAAGGACCTACTATGGACAAAAAAAAGATTGTTAAATACTGCCTTTTAACGGCTTTACTCATCGTTTTCGCGGTTGACGCCAAAGACGCGAACGCGTGGGGCGGTCGTATTTTCGGCGGATGCCGTTCGTGCTCCACTTGCTATGGAAACTCTTGTCAGACCAGAAGTTCGTATTCGTACACGAACTATTTCCAATCGTATACCGGAACCGGATCTCGCGTTTGCAACGGGAATTGTGCAATTCGTGAAGATTACGCCGTCGCGCCGGTCTCCAAGCCGGAGCCGTGCGAAGCCGTTCACGCGATTGAAGTTCCGCGCCCTTGCGAACCGGCTTCCGAAACCCCTTCGTCCGAGTACGAAGAGGAAAAACAAGAGGTTAAAGAAGTTCCGGAACAGGCTTGCGAACCCTGCGGCGCGGTTAAAGCGGTCGAAGCTACCTCGTGCGATACGTGCGAGAAGAATTGCGCCACTTGCCCGATTAAAACCGCCGCCAAAACCGCGTTGAAAGTTGCGTCCTCGCCGCTACGCGTGGCCGTGAGCGAATTATCGAAAGTCAACGAATTGCGTGCTAGATATGGGCTTC